AGACTTTGTATTCTTTGGTAAAGAAAAGAACAACTTAACTTTTGCTAAAGTAGATGAAGAAAAGCGTATGCTAGTAAGTCCTGCTTTAATTCCTAACAAGCAAATATTTAGACACGACCCAAACACAGATTCTGACTATTATGTATTTTTTTCAAAAGCGACAGTTGAAAAAGCAGCTTTTTTGTATTTAAAACATAACAACCACCACAAAGCTACTTACCAACATCAAGATAGAGTTTCAGGTGTTCTTACAGTTGAATCTTGGATTAAGGAAGGAGATAGTGATAAGTCTAAGTTATACGGCTATGACTTACCTGACGGAACGTGGTTTGTTAAAATGAAGATTGAGAATGATGAGCTTTGGAAAAAGATAAAAGATGGAGAACTTAAAGGATTGAGTATTGAAGGCTACTTTACAGATAGAATGGAAGCTATGTCAGAAAAGCAACCAAGTAATGAAGAAATACTAAAAGCACTAAACGAAATAATTACAAAATCAAACAAGTAACTAATCTTTCTATTATATATAGAACTTAAAAGAAAACTATGGATATTAAAGAACAAATTTTGGTAGCACTTGGTCTTGACAAAGGCGAAGATGTAGTAATGGCATATCAAGCTAAATCAGAAGACGGAACTATTTTCGTTTCAACAGCTGAAGAATTAGAAGCAGGTGTAGACATATCAGTTCTAACTGAAGACGGTACTACTATCTTATTACCTGTTGGAACTTACAAGACTGATACAGGAGTTACTTTCAGAGTAGAAGAAGAAGGTATCGTTGCTGAAGTTATGGAAACTGAAACTGAAGAAGTAGTTGAAGAAGAATTAGCTGAAGAAGCGGATGTTCAAGATTGGGCTGGTATGGAAAAAAGAATTGAGAACCTAGAAATAGCGGTCAGTAAGCTAAAAGAAGATAAAGACGGAGGAGATGATGAGGTTGAAGAAATGGCTGAAGAAGTTGTTGCACCTTCTACTAATCCTAAATCTATTAAGACTACAGAAGTAGTTGAGTTCTCAATAGAAGATTTACAAGCAGAAAACGAAAGACTAAAGACTGAATTAGCATCACAACCTGCATCAGCACCTTTAGATACTAATAAATTTAGCTCAGAGAAAACATCTCTAAGTAAAAAAGAAATTAAAGGAATGACCTCACAAGAAAGATTCCTATATAACTTAAATAACTAAAAAAAAAAAAAAATTATGGCATTACCAACAGTAACTAGCACGTTCGCCGGGAAAGCAGCAGGATTTTATGTATCAGCTGCATTAAAAGAAGCTAACTCTTTAAACTTCTTAACTTCAATGGAAAACGTGAAGTATAAAGCAGTAATACAAAAAATGGAATCAGGAGCAGAAATGGCTAACGCTACTTGTGATTTTACAACAGCAGGAACATTAGTTCTTACAGAAGCAATCATTACTCCAAAAGATTTACAAGTAAATATGGAAATTTGCTCAAAAAACTTATTAGATTCTTGGGAAAGTTTACAAATGAGAGCAGGAGCAGGCGCACCGGCACCGGCATCTTTTGATGACTACTTAATTTCTCATTTAGCAGGAAGAATCTCTCAAGGAGTTGAAAACGCTATTTGGTCAGGAAATGATGCTACAGCAGGTTCATTTACAGGATTGACTACAGCAGCAGTAGGAAGACTTGTAGTAGACGCAACAGTAATTGATGTAGCTAATGTAGGAGGAGCAGGAACAGCATTTGCAGCAGCTAACATTATTGAAAACTTACAAAACGCAACAGCAGCTATTCCTTCTAACGTTTACACAAAAGAAGACCTTTACATCTATATGAGTCCTAAGTCTTACAGATTATACATCTCAGCTATCTCTACTTTAGGATATGTAAACGCTTACTCTATGAATGGAGATTATGATGCAGTATTTGAAGGAATAAAATTGGCAGTATGTAATGGTGCAGAAGACGATAAGTTAGTTTGTGCTGAAAAGTCAAATTTATTTTTTGGGACTGATTTGATTTCTGATACAACAAATTTGACTTTACTAGATATGGCTCCTGTAACAGGAAGTTTAAACACTAGGTTAATCGCAAGATTTACAGGAGGTACTCAAGTAGGTATTGGAGCTGACGTTGTACTTGTATCGTAATTAAATAAATAATACGGAAGGAGGGGGTAAAACCTCTCCTCCCTTAACCTAAAAAATAAAAAACAATGGCTTGCGGCTTAATAACAAAAGGTAGGGGACTCGACTGTAATAGAATCAGTGGAGGGATAAAATTCGTTTATTTCGGAGTTTATGACCAATTTGAATCACCAATAGAAACAGCAGGAATAGTTGTAGTAGATGAAGAAGTAACTGATATAGATATGTTAGTATCTGCAACACAAAATACTCTTTACAGATATACTATGCCTTTAGGCGTAGCTAGTCTTACAGATACAATCGTAGGTAGTCGTGAGAACGGAACTGTTTATTATCAGCCTAGTTTAAATATTATTCTTAACAGACTTACAAAAGAAGACCAGAACCAAATTAAACTACTTGCAGCTACTAAGCTTGTATGTTTTGCTCAATTAAATGCAACTTTACCTTCAGGAAATGATGTCATTGTTGCTTTAGGAGTTACTAATGGAATGGAACTTAATGCAGGTACTATGGATTCCGGAGCAGCATTCGGAGATAGAGGAGGATACACTCTTACTTTTGACGGAATGGAAAATAAGCCTTTCCCAATGGTAGCAGACTATCCTTCTGCAACAGGGCCTTTCACAAATGCAGCATTTGAAATTGGTACAATAATAACAACAGGATAATCTTATCTGTTTTCTTATAATCTTAAAAGGGTAGCTTAATTGTTACCCTTTTTCTTTTCCAAACAAAAACAGACTTTTTCTATTATATAGTATGATACAAGGATTCACAGAGACTAATATAAATGCAGAACTTTCTACTGAAGACAATAGAATAAATACTTCTGTCGCTTCTACTCAGATTAGATTCCTAGTAAAGTTTATTAATGACCTAGATGGTTCTATTGCTTATTGCTATCCTAATTCAGTAATTTATCCAAGATATACAGGGATGGGTTTTATTTATGAAGCAGTTGTTGCATCAGTTGATTTTTATGCAGCTGAAATACATCTTCTACCTTCAGGACATTGGAAATATGAAGTCTATGAGGTAAGTTGGATAGGAAGCGTTGTAGTGGCTTTAAATACAGCCCCTGCTACAGAAATAGATGTCTTGCCTGTTGCAGATACTAACGGAGTAGTGCAAGGGATAGTAACTAAGGGAATATTAAACCTAACAGAAAAATCAGGAACAGAACAAGTACAATACAAACAACACGAAGTAGCAGAAGGAACTAACTATATATATTACGGACAATAAAATAAAAAAAAATGGGAATTAAAAATACACAAGCTCTTTTAAGTGAGCAATTAGGACAATTAGGAGGAGTTGATATATTTACAACTGCTGCTCAGACAGGTAAAGATTATTATGCAATTTTCTTTGTTGAAGAAAGTGTAATATCTGCTATTACAATTACAGACTCAACTGGTGCAAGTAATTTACTAACTACTGTAACGGCAGGAATGACAATATTCGGAAAAATTACAGCAATTACTTTGACTTCAGGTTTAGCAATAGCATACAAAAACTAATGAAGTTAGCTCTTGGAATGTCTTTACCCTCTGCTAATAAGGGGAATTTAACACCTGTACAAAAGCAAGTTAATGTTTTTAAAGCTAGGGTTATTGCTGATGGCGGAGTATTTGAGGCTAAGGCTTGTTTAGAAGCACAATTAACAATTTTAAGTAATATAGAATGAGTTTATTAGATGATGTAAGTATTGTAGTAACTCCTAATGGATATAAGGCAGGAGAATTGTATGCAGTTGTACCTGCTGCTTCTTTAGGTAATAATGTTATTGTTAATGGAGATTTTGCAACTGATAGTGATTGGAATAAGGGAACAGGTTGGACAATAAGTGGGGGTTCGGCTAATTGTGATGGTAGTCAAACAGGAGCGACAAACTTAACTCCTAATGTAGATAATGTAACAAATAATACTGTTTACAAAACTACTTATACTATATCAAATTATGTAAGTGGCTCAATTAGAATTAAACTAGGTAATACAGGTCAAGGTCAATATCACTCTGCGAATGGAACTTATACAGAAGAGATAAAAGCATTAGTAACTACTTTTCCAAGAAGTCAATTTAATGCAGATGTTGATTTTAAAGGTTCTATAGATAATGTATTAGTTGAAGAAGTTATTTCAGCTGATATGGATGTTACAAGAGCAACAGCAGCTACAAGAGTAGATGAAGCAGGATTAGTAAATTATGCTGAGATTATAGGTGGGGAAGAAATTACTAATGGAAATTTTGCTACTGATAGTGATTG